GTCATCATTATCGGATACGTGTTTTATAAAATGAGGCTATTTATTTTTTAACTTGCATTAAAATAAGCAGGTAGAAAATGGCATCATTAACCGGTCAATTAGTAGCGGAAACATACAAAGCATTGTTAAAAACCATTGACAATGACATCCTAACAGCAAGCGAAAAGCAAATCACAGATGGATTGGGGGGCGGATCAAATGTTTTCATTGATTCACAGGGGTTTTTAAGAGCAAACAAATACAAGGTCACTAATGGTTTAGCCACGCAGTTTTTAAAGGCTGATGGATCATTGGATTCAAATACTTATTTGACCGGCATCACGAGTTCGCAAATCATAACGGCATTAGGTTACACACCGGTGACAAATGCACGTACATTGACAATCAATGGCACAACGTATGATTTGAGTGCAAATAGATCATGGACGGTTGCAGGAACGGCAGCAATTTGGGGTAATATTACCGGCACATTAAGCGATCAAACGGATTTACAAACGGCCTTAAATGCCAAATACAATAATCCTACCGGCACAACATCGCAATACATTCGAGGTGATGGGACAATCGCCAATTTTCCTGCGGTGACAGGATTTGTGCCATATACAGGGGCAACAGAGGATGTTGATTTAGGAACGCATACATTGTTGGCACATGATTTGGTAATTGATCACGCAAGTTCAAGCGGAACGGCTGTTGATATTACAAAGGGCGGATCAGGTATTGCGGTTAATATAGAAAAAAGCGGATCAGGCGAAGCATTAACGGTTGTAAAATCAAGCGGTAGCGGTAACGCAGCAAGCATCACAGGCGGAACAACATTGATTTCTGAATTGCATTTGACTACAAAATTAGCCGATGCGTATATTTCATCAGCAGCAACGTGGAATGCAAAACAAAACGCATTAAATGGAACCGGATTTGTAAAGGTATCAGGAACAACCATCACATACGACAATTCAACGTATTTAACCACAGCAAATGCGGCATTGACATACCTTGCATTGACAGGTGGAACATTAACCGGATCAATTACAGCCACATCATTTATCAAAGAAGGTGGCACATCAAATGAGTATTTGCGTGCTGATGGTAGTGTGAACGTGATTACAGGTGATATTATTTCAGGAAGTGGAACAGCAGGATACATTGCTAAATTTGGTTCATCAGCAGTCATTGCATCATCAAATTTATTTGAAAGTGGTGCAAATATTGGTTTTGGAACAATCACATTGAATTATGGATCATATGGCCGTGCATTTACAGGGGCAGGTTTTGGATCAACGGCATTCGGTTTTGAGGCGGTAACAGGATCAACAACCAATGGTGGTTTAATTGGTGGCCTTTCATTGGTAATTGCATCAAATGATTCCACACGTAGAATTGGATCAGCTATTCAATCCTATATTTCAGGGGCAACATCAACGCATCAGGGTGCCGATTTAAGATTTTTTGTAAAACCTGATAACGGAGTATTATTAGAGGTTGTACGAATGACATCAGCCGGAATCACATTTAATAAAGATTTAACGGCTTCAAATATTACAGCAACAACATTTGTGAAATCAGGCGGAACGGCATCTGAATTTTTGATGGCAGATGGTTCAGTTTCAACATACACAAACCCGGTGACAGGTACAGGTTCAGCCGGGTATATTCCAAAATGGACATCGGCATCAAATTTGGGGCAATCATTTATTTATGACAATGGAACATCTATTGGTATTGCATATACAACACCAAACAAGGGTGGATATGGCCGTGCATTAAGTGGTGCCGCATTTGGTTCAGCATCGTTTGGTTATGAGGTTATTGGAGGCACAACAACAAATGGCGGATTGCTTGGTGGTTTATCATTTATAGTTTCAGAAAATGATTCATCACGAATTGTTGGATCAGCAATTCAATCGAATTTGGTTGGAACAACAGCAACAAATTATGGTGCTGATTTGAGATTTTATGCAAAAGCAGATGGTGTTTATACTATTGGCGAAGTTGCACGAATGACATCGGCAGGATTGCGTGTTTATGGGACTATTGTAAAAGATGGAGGCACAGGAAGTCAATATTTGATGGCTGATGGATCGGTTTCAACATTAACAAATCCGGTAACAGGAACAGGAACAACAAATTATGTTGCAAGTTGGACAATATCAGGATCATTGGGCAATAGTACAATTTATGACAACGGAACAAACATTGGAATTGGCACAAATACACCATTTAATGGAATAAATAATAGGGGATTAAATATACAAAGGGGTGGTCATTCGACATTATTATTAGGTGATGGATTTAATTATGGAGGAGTTGTTCAATCATCTGATGATATTAAAAGGGTTTTTGTTGGAGCAAATATATTTGATGATCCATCAAATGCTTGGTCGCAGTTTATTGATGGATCAGGTTATGCAGCAGTTGATGTAATTGGTCAAGGTGATGGTAGCAGTTTAGTTAGATTATTAAATGGATCAGGTAATGATTCAGGATATGGCGGCGGAAACATATTTTTTGAATCATATAAAAGCAATTCTAATAGTTATATAAAATTGCGGACAAATACAGATAATGCATTTTATATTTTTAATTCAGGGAATATCGGAGTTAATACCACAACGGATTCAGGTTACAAATTTGATGTAAATGGTACGGGTAGATTTAGTGGTGATTTAAGAGTTGAAAAAGCAACACCATTATTTGTTTTACAAGCATCAGCAAATGATTCATTTCACGGAATTGAATTTAGGCAAGGAGCAGGATTTGATGCATTTATTAAACAATTACCACAATCAGGTGAATTAAAAATTTCAAGTGGCAGGGATTCAACGTGGGGTGGGCATATTAAATTTTATACTGATACAAATTTAAGATTAACTATTGCATCAAATGGAGCAGCCACGTTTTCGAGTAGTGTTACGGCAGGAGGTAATATGTCAGCATCATATTATAGAGTCAGTAACACAAATGGTGTAAGTGGTTATTTAATTCCACAAGCAACGTGGTTTGGTGCAGGAATTGCTACAAATTTATTAATAGCAGCAGAAGGGGGCAATTCAATTGGGTTCATGACTAATGGAACAACGGATTTTAGAATGTTCATTAATACATCAGGGAATGTTGGAATTGGAACAACAACCGATTCAGGATATAAATTAGATATTAATGGTACAGCTAGGATTCAAAGTAGAACAACAATATCTGCATCTTTGGGATCATCAAGTGATTGGGCATTAGGTGTCACGAATAGTAATTCGACATCATTTTATGCAGTAAATGGGGCAGGATTTGGAATGTATTTGGATGCAGGATCAATTGCGTCATCATCTACTTATATTGCTTCATTTGTATCTAATGGTATAAGTAGATTATTTCTAAGGGGAGATGGATATATTGGAATTAATACAGGATCGCCATCTGCATTTTTGCATATTAATGAGAGTTCATATGGAACAGGATTATTAATTACAACATCAAGTATTTCGGGGGCAGATATTACATTAACAAATACAGGTTCAGGCGGTAAAAGATGGGATATAACAAGCGGAGGTTCAAATAATGCGATTGGTGCAGGCGGATTACAATTTTATAATAATACAGATGGATCAATGCGTATGGGTATTTCAAGTGCAGGAAACGTTTTAATCGGAACAGCAACAGATGGTGGTTTTCCTTTGCTTGTTGGGAAAGGCAGGGATGGATGGCAAACAGCATTTGTAAATAATTCATCATATGGCACTACAAATATATTTTTTGGACACGGAGAGGGATATGGGGCATATATTGATTCAGGTTATCACGGAAATTCAACGGCAAGATATATTTTTAAATTAGTAAGTGGCGGAACTGAAAGAGTTGTTGTAAGAGGTGATGGTTTAGCAACATTTTCAAGCAGTATTACAGCCACAGCATTTTATGAATCATCAGATAGTCGTTTAAAAAAAATAATTGAACACAATCCGATAATTAATGGTATTGAAAATTTAGAAGCCAAATTATATGAAAAGAATGGCAAAATAGAATTGGGATATTTTGCACAGGATGCCGAAAAATTAATGCCGTATGCAATCACAAAAAATTCGGATGGATTTTTGAATTTATCGTATCGTGAAGTTCACACGGCTAAAATTGCAAGATTAGAAAAAGAGGTGGCAGAATTAAAAGCAAAATTAAACGCAGCATAATATGCAATGGACATCAGTCGCATCAAATCAAACGTGTTCGTGGGATAGTTTAATAAATGCCTGCAATAATGGATATTTCTTGCAATTATTGCCTATGCCACCATCAGGTGAATCAGCAAGCCGTTGTGTGCGAAAGGAATTAATTCAATCGTATATTGAAATTCAATCAGCACCATTGTCCGGTGTGCCAAACAATGAATTGGTTGTCAAAAGCCAATTGGTAGCAATTCAATACACATATTATCAATTGACAGCCTGTGGAGGCGGTGCCGCTGCGTGGACACGTATTGCACCGGCATTAGGATATGGTCAGCGGTATGTTTTACCCGGATTCAGTCCAACGTTTTACTATTACAACGGAATTTCACAGGGGCCACAAACAAACGTTCCATCGGGATACAATGGATCAATTCAAATTGTGAGTGGTGCAACGTATTGCCCATAATCAGTATATTTGCATATTAAACAACCAAATCAACATAAAATGAAAAAGAAGTACGCAGAAATCATTGTTTTGTCACGTGTATTGAGCCATTTTGCCGGTGATCAAAAGACAAAGGCACAAAAGAAATTGGCTAAAATCAACGAGAAATTAAAGCCATATTTGGATAAATACGAGGAACAGGCTGAGGAATACCGTTTGGACAATGCATCAGTTGATAAAGATGGCAACCTAATTTTGAAAGAAAATGGAGGCTATTCGTACACAAAAGATGGATTGAAAAAATTAACTGAGAAATCAAAGGCATTAAATTTGACTGAGGTTGATTTTGAATTAATTCAGGTAATCAATCCGGATGGATTAGAGGAATTTGGATTCTTAAAAGATTGGGTTGAGGGTGTTGAGTTCACAAACATAGAAGAAGAAATAGAATTATAGATATGAAAACAATCGAACCGGTTTCAATTTGGGACAATGGCAAAACATTAAGTGCAACCATTTTAAATGCGTATGCGGTCAATGTAACGTTGGGCAATTCAGCAACGTTTTATTATTCATTAAGTGCAGAAAATGCAGACAAATCAATTGGCGCACAGGTTGCACAAGGCAATTTGTCAATGACAGGTGAGGCATACACGCAATGGACAATGGATGATTATGCATGGGATTGGGTTGCACAGAAATTAAATTTGACCATTACAGGCGATTATATCCCACCGGTTCCACCGGAACCAACACCGGCACCGGAACCTGAAATTGAATCACCTGCGGTTTAATGGCATTAGTAAACGGCACCAATGTTGTTTTGTATGAAGGCGATGTGGCATTAGGACATTCCAAAAATGCCACAATGTCTTTACAAATGGACATGGCCGAATTTACCAACAAAGATTCACAGGGATGGAAAGAAGTGTTGGCCGGTAAACGATCGGCATCCTTTTCAGCGGAAGGGTTGGTGGATTATTCTGATCAGGTCAATTTTACGGACTTTGCAGAACGGATTATTACACGAAAGGAAGTGCAATGGGTGTTTCAATCGGCCGGGATGTTTTATTACGGATTGGGATACATTAACAATGTGGAGCAGGTCAGCCAAATGGAAAACGTTTCAACGTATTCGGTTGATTTTACAATTTCGGGACGGATTTATACAGATCAACGATTGATTTGGAATTTGGTGTTTACCAATTGGGAAAACTTAAATATTCAATGGCAAAATCTATAATGCATTTTGAATATATTTGCATAAAATAAGAGCATAAAAATTAAACAAAAATATGGCAACATCGGGAGTATTTAACGGCACGAACCTATTGATCAAAGTTGAAGGGACGGCCATTGCACACACAACATCATGTTCATTGTCTATTTCACAGGACATTGCAGATGCAACAACAAAAAATTCAGGCGGTTGGTCTGAGGGAATCAGCGGTTTACGTTCAGGTGAAATTTCATTTGATGGTTTAGTAAACTACGCATCGGCTGCAAACGCTGAGGAATTAGTTGATTACGTATTGAATCGCACAATCGTTACGTGTGTATTCGGTACATCTGCAACAGGTGATGTGATCTACACAGCGGAAGGATACATTGCATCCATCGAACAATCAGCAGAAATGGAAGCGGCGGTGACATTCTCAGGATCAATCACATTGACAGGCGCAATCGTAAAATCAACAAATTCATAATTTGCTGATTCAGAAATAAATTCCCTGCATCAGTAAAATGGTGCAGGGTTTTAAAGTTTAAACACCTAATCAAACATAAATGGAAAATCGCAAACGTGGTTATTGTCAATTAAATATTGGCGGTAAGGATCGCACATTACATTTCAGCATGAATTTTTGGGTTGCATTTGAGGATGCAAGCGGACACAAAATTTCGGAAATCGACAAAGTATTTTCATCAGGCATTTCATTGAACACAATGCGTGCATTGGTTTATGCAGGTTTATTGGCATACGATCAGGAGAATGGAAATGAAATTGATTACAACGTTTTTCAGGTAGGATCGTGGATGGAGGATATGACACCGGATTCATTGACATTGTTGGTGAATACATTAATGGAATCAAGAATTTTGGGTAATGACTTGAATGCAGGTGTGCGCAGAAACGTTGAAAAATCAACAAAAAACCCAAAGCAGATCAACCCCTAACGTGGGATCGAATGCTTGATTTTTATATCGGTCAGGCAGGTATTTCACCGGATCAGTTTTGGCGCAATACTTGGAAAGAAAATGCGTTGTTGGGGGAATCGTGGAGTGTAAATGTAAACTTGAATTGGGAAATGGCACGATTCATTTCCACCATGATTGTCAATTCGAATGCCACCAAAAAATCACAGGTGATTACACCTGATAAATTATTCCCGTTGCCACAGGATGTGTATTTGGAGAAAGGCAAACCGAAATCGACACCGGAACAATTCGAGGCATTTTTGAAACAAATTGAAAAAAGTCAATCCAAATAATGGGTTGGCTTTTTTTTTAACTTTACATCATGGCAGAAGAATTAAAAGTACGAATAACCGGTGATGCGGCCGATCTGAATGCAGCATTGTCCGATGCACAGAAATCATTGGTGTCGTTTTCAAAGCAAGCGGCAGAATTAGGAAAAACAATGTCCACATTTGTCACGGCACCATTATTGGCAGCCGGAACGGCATCTGTAATGATGGCATCTGATTTTAACGAGTCAATGAACAAAGTTGATGTTGCATTCAAAACATCATCAGATGTGGTGAAAGATTTCGCCAAAACATCATTGACATCCTTTGGTATTGCTGAGGGTACGGCCTTGGATATGGCTGCATTGTTTGGTGATATGGCAACATCAATGGGATTGGGTGTTGGTGAGGCATCCAAATTGTCCACATCATTAGTTGGATTGGCCGGCGATTTATCATCCTTTAAAAACATAAACATTAAGGAAGCCACAACGGCCCTAAATGGAATTTTTACAGGTGAAACCGAATCATTAAAACGATTAGGTGTAATCATGACTGAGGTAAATTTAAAATCTTTTGCGTTGGCAAGCGGTTTTAAAACATCCTATGCAGAAATGTCACAAGCCGAAAAAGTGATGTTGCGTTATCAATATGTGATGTCAAAAACCACAAATGCACAAGGCGATTTTGCACGGACAAACGATGGCGCAGCAAATCAGATGCGTATGTTTGGGGAGGGTGTAAAACAATTGAGTGCGCAATTTGGACAGGTTATGTTGCCGGCAGTCACATCAATTGTAAGTTCATTAAATGAAATGATTAAGGGTTTTTCAGATTCAAGTGAAGGCACAAAAACATTTATTGTTGCATTAGCAGGGATCACGGCAGGTGTTGGGCCATTATTGTTTTTGGTGGGTACAATTGTTCCGAAAGTAATTGAAGGGTTTAATCTAATGAGTGCAGCAGCGGTTAAATTTAATTTAACGCTAAAAACAGCCGGTGGAATTGCAGGATTAGCAACATTATTGGGATTGGCGGCTGTATCAGCATATGATTACACCAAAGCGTTGAATCCTGATAATAAATTATCAGAACAAGAAAAAAAGGATGCCAATGCTATTCGGGCAAAAAACAAAGAGATATTAGCATCAATTGAATTGCTTAAAAAGCAAAAAGGGATGGCATCAGGCCCGGTGACCGGAATGAATACGGCACAGGGTATATCAACACAATCATTTGATACACAGATTGCAGCACAACAGAAATTGTTGGCACAAAACAATGCATTAATTGCAGGAATAGAAAAGAAGGCACAAGCAGATGCAAAAGCAACAGCGGAAGCAGACAAAGCCACACAAAAAGAGCAAGCAAGAATTTCGGCATCATTAGGAACAAAAACAAAAGCGCATCAAGTAGAAAAGGACAATTTACTTGAAATGCAGTTGTTAAAATTGAAAAATGCCGCATTGGATGAAGAAATTGCCAAAAAGGAACTAAAAATGGCTAAATTTCAGGCATTTGGTGACACATCAAATGTCAAAGATTTACCAACATTTGCCGGTGATCTTGTTAAACATTTTGAGAAATTCCCGGCAATTGGTGAAAAGATTATGGGCATTACGACCAATTTAGGATCGTTAAAATCCCCATTGTCTGTGATGGATGCATCAATCATTGCATCAACAACATTACAAAGCGCGCAGATTGATTTATTAGCGGAAAAATACAACAGCATCATGGCCATTGGTCAAATGGTTGCAGATACAACAGGGCAGGCATTCACGGCATTGGGTGATTCAGTTATCAAATCAATGGGTTTGGCATCAACAGGATTTGAAGGTTTTGCACAGGTAATGATGCAAACATTGGTGAAATTAGGATCAATGATTTTGCAACAGATTGTCATGAATCAGGCATCAGCAATGTCAAGTGCGGTGGCAGGTGCAACACAATCGGGAGCAGCAACCGGGCCGGCTGCAATCTTTACAACACCGGCATTTATTGCAACGGCAATTGGTGGTGTATTATCAGCATTTGCAGCCATTCCAAAATTTGCCGCAGGTGGTATCGTATCAGGCCCAACAATGGGTTTGATGGGGGAATATCCGGGCGCAAAATCAAATCCTGAGGTGATTGCACCATTAAACAAATTACAGGGAATGTTAGATCAAGGCAATGGCGGAACGGCAAACGTATCCGGTGAATTTGTGTTGAGAGGTCAGGATTTGGTGGTAGCTTTACAAAGAGCAGAAAAACAACGCAACAGAATAGGATAATAATATGGCATACGGTGTAAAATATCGATTAGAATTTGATGATTTAAAAGGCAACAAAAGAAAGGTTGAAATCTTTAAAAACGGATATTCAGGTGCCGTTTTGCCAATGATTGGAACAGGTGAGCCGGTTGAAATCGAGTGGAAGGCCGAAGAAGATTTGTATGAACCATTGATTGGATCATTATGCACGTTGAATTTATTAGTAACGGATGACGTTACGTATGACGATTTCTACCTGTATGATGAACGTGAATACAAAGTGGTTGTGTATTTTGAGGCATCAGCCGGATCATGGCAAACATATTGGTCAGGATGGGTTGTAAACGATCTTTATTCACAGGCATTGGTTTCCACACCGTATTCATTGTCAATCACAGCAACAGACAATTTGGGGCAATTAGATGGGTATGATACATGGATGCCTGCAATTGGCACGGACAATCCTACATTGTGGCAATTTATGTATAATGCATTGTCAAATTTATCATTAGGTTATGACATATACATCAGCAATGATTTAAGAATTGCAACCGATTCAGCGTGGAAAAACGTGTTTAATCAGGTTACAATCAAAAAATCAGGTTTTTATCATGATTATTACATCATAAACGATGCAAAAATGACATTGCGGTCAATCCTAATTGGATTTAATTGCCGTTTATTTCAATCATTTGGCCGTTGGTATATTGTTAATTGTTCATCATATGGTGATCAAAGAATCATTGAAGGAATACAGGCCGGCACATACACAGGATCAGGTATTTTAACAGCAAAGCAGGCATTTTTAAATGCAGGCACAGAAAACATCAAATATTGGATTTATAACGCATCAGGGGTGGAACAATCAACCGTTACAACAAATATGTTGAAGGTTGTGCCAACCAATATGCAACCAATCGGACAAAACCTGTTTAGAACACCACGCAGACCGGTGAAAAAATATCAGGAAATTGTGGATATTTCACAACAACAGGTGGATTTGAATTTGAACGCATCGTTTGAATTTGATTATGAGAATTGGACAACAACATTAGTCACAACAGAATTTGTTAATGCGCCATTTGCAGGCCGTAGATCGTTAAAATATGTTGGCACAAGCGCATTGGGTGTTTACACGGTTAGATTAGTTAGTGCAGGGGCAGCATCGGCAATTGAGGGCAACCAATATCAGGTTTTGTTTTCGGTCAATATAGACAAAGGCGGAAGCGATAACAGATTGCCGTGGTTTTTACGGATTGAATATGCACCGGGTGTTTATACATATTGGAGTGATGTGAACAAAACGTGGGGCACATCAGGGGGTTCAGTTTTATGGAATGAAGCGCAAGTTGTTGGGGCCGGAACATTTGAATCATTCAAATTCACAGCAAAGGATGCACCGGAACCCGGACAAATGCAAATTGGTTTTTCATATCCATACATAAATTCACCGGGTTCATACACAGGAATGTATTTGGACAATTGTGCCATCAGGAACATTGACAAAGAACAAAACGTGTACAAAGAGGCATATTTTATCCGTGAGCAATCAGGCACATTTGCGACATCTGATGTGATGGAACACACAGATATTGTACAGGCTGATGTAGATTCAGTTTTATTTTTAGGCGCATTTACGGATAATAATTCATTCAAACGTGCGCAGGATGGCACCGGATTATTTATTGAACAAATAGTCACGCAGCAAAGATTGAATGATTTCAGGCAATATTCCATGCAATATGAAGGGGATTTGTACAACATGGATGATTATTCTGTGATGTCAATGGCCCATAAATTGTACATTAAATTTCCAACATTGACTGAAACGGATTCGGCCATTGTGGATTCAATTCGGGTGCAATTAAAATCAAACCTGTACACGTGCCAATTCCATATTCCGAATAATTACACGGATGTTGCAAGTACATACAGGGTATCGTATCAGGAATAATTTTGTTTTTCATAGGTTTGGTAGTGCGCATCCGTTTATCTTATGGGTGAATCGGATGTTGATTAGGTTGAATGCAAAATGGTCGTGGAATTATCTGCGGCCATTTTTGTTTTATTTGTCGGTTTTACTAATTAGTTAAATGGCTAATTTTGAAAAAAAACTATTCATGGGGCTAAAACACGATCAGATCAGAGATCATTTTTATTCATCGCCATTAAACCTAAAAACGTTTTCGGAAACATATTACCAAACCTACGGATACCAAACGGCTGAGTTGTTGCGTAAAACAATGAGAAAGCATAATATTTTAATCCGTGAACGTAATGAGGCACAATTGAAAAATTTGCCAAAGGCACAGATTGAATCAACGACATTTTTTGAATTAGAGAATTTCGGCATTGAACCATCCATTGGGAAGGAATACACATCAGACCGATTGCCGGATCATTTAAAGGTCATTGGGATATTGTCAGACATACACGTGCCGTTTCATTCAGTTGAAGCCGTGGTGTGTGCCATTAAGGAGTTAAAAGAAAGAAACATTGATTGCTTGTATCTAAATGGAGACACATTTGATTTTTACAGCATCAGCCGGCACGAAAAGGAAAAGGATTTGAGGGATTTTCCAAAGGAAATAGAAATGTGCCGTAATTTCCTGCAAACATTGCGTGGAATATTTCCAACGATCCCAATTTATTTCAAGGCAGGCAACCACGAAAACAGATACCAACGGTATTTGAATGAGCAGGCTGAGGAATTTGCCCAATTACACGAAATGCAATTTGATAAGTTTTTCAGGATGGATGTATTAGACATCAAATTTGTTCCTGATTGGCAGGGCATGGAAATGGGCGATTTGTTGGTGTGCCACGGTCACGAATTGATGGCCGGTGGGATGAACCCATCACAAAGCACGTTCAACAAAACGTTCTGCAATACATTGATTGGACACGTTCACAGAACAACAAACACAATCAAAAAGGATGGATTTAAACGATACATCCATACATATTCCACAGGATGTTTGACGCAATTATCACCTAAATATTACCCATTTGCACAGCACAACAACGGATTTGCGGTTGTAACGATCACAGATGGGAAATCAAAGGTTGAAAACATTATGATAAAAGATGGGAAAATTGTGTAATATTGTAGCGAAAGATTAAGGTTATTGATTCATAGTTGTTGTAAGATAAAGGGCATTTCCGTTGGATTTGCCCTTTTTTATGACCGTTAAATAATTTTTTGATATTTTTTTGTGTCATTTTGTTTGAAATTGTTTGAAAGTTCAGGAAAAGGTTGTATGTTTACATCGTAATGACAACGAAGTCATTGCAAAAAAACAACAACAATATGAAAATGATCGAAAAAATTGCAAGCAATCCAATGGTTGATGAAATCTACAAAGACAGCGATGGCTATTGGGTAATGTTAAAAGAAGGATTTCATTGGTTTCACGGACAAATAATGCACGAATACACATTGCGTGATATGTTGTCAGCATTGAAAAGCGTAGAGCCTGTAAACAAATAATTAACACCGGGCCGGGATCAAAACCGGCCCATTAAACAACAACAACCATGGAAAACGTATCAACAATCGATTTGTATCAATTCACATCATTATTCCCATTCAAGGAATACAATTGCAAGAACACACAGGAACCATGCATCATTTGCCAAAAGCCGGTGAATGTGTCCGAGAAAACAAAATATGTTCACTACCTAACAAACGGCCATGTGACAAACGTTTTGGATCACGTAGATTCACAGGGAATGTTTCCAATTGGAAACGATTGTTGCAAGCGGTTACCATCAAATTTTGTGTTCACATATTAGTGCAGGGCCGGGATCATAACCGGCCTATTTAAAATTATTTTATTATTTTGATTAAAATTGTTTGAATTTGTTTGGAATGTTCAAAAAAGGTTGTACATTTACATCACAAACAACAACAATTATGAAAAAGTCAAATAACAAAACACAAAACAAAGTTCAATTACCTGCACATTTGCAAATAATGGCTGATCGTTGGAATTCAAATTATAAGAACATTGCATCTAATTATGCTAAAAATTATTCTTATAAAATCACAGATGCAACACCTGATGGATATGGTAACTAAAATCAAAATATCGCAAATTGAATTGATGACAAAAAATCAATTATTAAAATACATCGAATCAATAACGCAAACAGAAATTTGCAAAGATTCAAATTATTGCAACCAATTAGTAAAAATTTTTTTAAAAAAATAACACCGAGCCGGGCGGATTCCCGGCAATCTTTTAAAAAACAACAATATGTGGAATCTATTAAAAACAATCGACAAAAATGACATTGCAGGTTTAGTTATCGTTTTAACAGCCGGTGCAATTTGTGTGAAAATTATGTACATCGTTGGAAACATTTAATCACTACGGCAATGGTTTACAAAATCACATTCAAAGATTACGCAGGATATTACACCGTAACCAAATCATTCAACAGCACGGATGAACTTGGAAAATATATCCAAAACGAATTGAATAATAATGGTGGAAAAGAAATCGGCACGGAGGAATTTGAATCCATGCAGGATATGTTAGAACAGAAATATAAAAAGAGTTTAGAAAAAAGATATGAGGGTAAAAATTAACGCAGGTGAATTGCACCGATTGGTGGCTGAGGATTTAAACAATAGAGGCATTCAGCCACCACGCAAAGACAAATGGGAATCGCACAATGTGCAAATGGCCATTTCAAGAAAATTAAATTATCCCCTAATGTGGGAATCAATCAACCGAATTTCAAAACAATTATACGATGAATCAGGAAAAACAAAATAACCCATTGGCCGAAATACAGGCAAAATTAAAGGCACCCAAAGGCCAATTCAATTCATTTGGGAAATACCATTACAGATCAGCCGAAGATATTTTGGAGGCGGTCAAAAAGGTTGTGAATCCAATGGGGTTTGCGATTACATTGACAGATGATTTAATTTTTGCTGATGGCCGTTGGTATATCAAATCGGTTGCTGAATTAACAAATGGCAAACAAACATTTAGTTCAATAGGATTGGCACGTGAAGAAGAAACCAAAAAGGGAATGGATGGATCACAGATTACAGGGGCCGCATCGAGTTACGCAAGAAAGTACGCATTAAACGGCTTATTTGCCATCGATGACACAAAGGATTCAGATGCAACAAATGATCACGGCAAATCGCAGGAATCAAAGCCACAGGCCAAAACAGCTATGCCGGCACCATCTAAATTTGACATTGAGTTCAAAGAATTGATTTCAGATGTTAAAAGTGTGATTGCAATTGGTGAATTGAAGGGCATTTGGGAAAAATTGACCGATGAGGCAAAAGCCAACAAAGAAATACAACAATTATTCAACCACAGAAAATCAGAATTATCAACCAAATAAATAAAAAACCTATGAAAAATGAATTAATGGCCGTTGATGGCCAAATCCTAGATTTAAACAAAAAAGAAATTGCGCAAATGGCTGAATCATTCATGGCCAATGCAGATTCAATCAACACGGTAAAATTAGCCGCACAATTGGCCAAATTTCAATTGTTAGCATCCGAAATGGACAAACACATTAAGGAGCATTTATTTGTCGATCTGCGACAAAATAAGGACAGCAAATTGTCGGCATACGGTGTGGACTTTTCAGAAATGGAAGGTGGTGTAAAATATGACTATTCGGAAACCGAATCATGGTGCAAATTGCAATTTGAAATTGATCGCCTAAAAGACAAACAAAAAGAAATTGAGGCATTTTGTAAGGCATTGAAATCAAAGGTTTCTATATTGAATGAAGAAACAGGTGAGTTGGCAGATTTTTATCCACCATCAAAATCATCCACAACCACAATCAAAAAAGTAATTAAATAAACAATCTAAATAAAAAATCAAATGGCACGTTTAGTAAGCATTAAAATTGACCTTTCAAAAATCGACAAATCACGCATCTTTGAAAGCCAAAAAACAGGGGCAAAGTATTTGGACATTACAGGTGTTTTGACAGATACACCGGATCAATATGAAAACAATGGATTCGTAAAGCAAAACACAACAAAGGAGGAACGTGAATCAGGTTTAAAATTGCCAATCATCGGAAATTTCAAATTGTTAAAAATTTTAAATGATCCGGGCGCACCTGTTTCGGCACAGCCAATCCAACGTGAAGTGAATCCAATAGAAACCGATGAATTACCATTTTAGCAATGAGAAAAATTGTAGATAGTTACACAACACGGCACGGAGAATTGAGGGCAATTTATTCCGTTGCAACGGCTAACATTAAGCACAGGGATATTGAAATTGGTGCGGTATATGAATTGGAATACCGTTTGGGAAATCAGGTTTTATTTTTGAAATCCCAATTGGATCACGTAACAGATGGAAACCGGACATTGTTTTTTAAACATCCGGATCCCGAACGCAGATTGATTGGGATTCCGATTATGTCAATTATTAGATACGTAAAAAAATGAGCATAGAAACCAAAATCAATTTAGTATTTTATTGGGCCATTGCACAGATGTTTTTCACGGTATTAGGTGCATTAATCAGTATGTATAATGAAAACAAAAACAAATAAAACAAACGAATTGGGGTACACGTTCAATCAGGTTTGGGCGCATATCGCACAGGAATTAGAAAATAATTTAGAAAAATTAAATAAAATTCAACCTAAAAAACAAAAATATGGTAACGTTTCAGCAATATCATCAGGCCAATCCGCATCTTTATGAGTTGTATAAGGCCATCGCAATGCAGTTGATTCAACAAAATCGCAAGGTAATTGGATCAGGATACATATTCCAAAAAATGCGTTTTGAATTTCAGTTCACAACCAATGGTGATCCGTTCAAAATCAACAACAATTTTGCACCTATGTATGCACGCAAATTTGTATTGGAACATCCCCAATTTGGTCATCTGTTTAAATTTAAGCAGTTAAAAGGTAGTTTATTAATTTGATTTTGTTACATTTGTAATGCAGGCACGATCTCACAACATAGTGCCAATGGACTTAAAATGCCATCATCTAATGAAGCCGAAGTGAGATCCGGTGGATTTATTTGGTGGCTTTTTATATTATGAGCAAATTGATAATCAAAACCAAATATTCAGTAATTCCGAATGACTTGGTGAATAGTGATCAAATATCACTAAAAGCAAAAGGGCTATTTGCGTACATTCAATCAAAACCCGATGGGTGGGATTTTAGTGCAGAACGCATTGCAAATCATATTAAAGAGGGATTGCAATCTGTGTCATCAGCATTGAAAGAATTGGAAAAAAGTGGGTATTTAGTCAGAGAAAAAAGGCAAAATGAATGGGGACATTGGGATGTGGAATACATATTAAATGAAATCCCTACCATTGAAAACCCTACCTACGGAAACCCGGTGTCCGGAAACCCAACGTTCGGAAACCCGATGCCCGGAAAACCATCAAATAATATAAAGCAATTAAATACAAAACAAGAAAATAAAGAAAGAGTAAAAACACGGAGGGATCAGATTTTTGATTTGTGGTTTAAATACAAAGCAGAAAAGAAACAGAAATACACCGAAACAGGTAAGGTTGCATTATTAAAAAAATGGGATCACATAACAGATGATCAATTAGAAGATTTTGTGAATCATTCGATGGCCAATAATTATTCAGGTATATTTGAAAAATCAGTAAACAGCAACAACAATGGAAATTCAACCGGTGAAAAACTTGGAACAAGTGCGGCAAGACTTGAAGCCCTCCGAAATTGGTAAAGGAACAGCCAATTTGATCATTAAGGCGCAAAGCACAGGAAACATCCGTACACGGCCCGAAAATGATTTGAAACAGGTATTGCGCATGGCAATGCTTATGGTTGGTTTACGTGGGGCAAATATGCCAACAGATGAGGAAAAATTTGTATTGCTTGCATTTATAAAATCTAATTATGGAAACCAAACACCTGAGGAAATAGCCATTGCATTTGAAATGGCAGTTGCAGGGAAATTGAATACTGATTGCAAATGTTATGAGAATTTTTCGTGTGAATACTTTGGCCGGATCATGAACGCATACATTGAATATGCAAGACAGGAAACAAAGAATGTAAAAAAGCCGGAACCCGAAATTGTTAAACCGGTTCCAACGGATGATGAATTGAAGTTGTTGGCAATTGCAAATGTTAATTCATACGTTAAACGAATTAAATTGGCAGATCAAACAGGACAAAAATTTGAATGGACAGCCGGTGGATTAGCACACCTGTATGATTTTTTAGTCAAATTTGAAATTTGGCAATGCCCTGAATCAGATCGGGTTGAAATATCAAAACGATTACGGCCCAAATACAATGACTTTGAATTGTGGAAATCAGGTTGCAAAGGTGAGGCATACAAATTGTTTTGTCATCAATTAGCCGATATGGATATGACATTAGATGAAAACGGACAAATAAATTAAACTTATGAAAGCACAGGAAACAGAATTTGGCACATTGGTGCTGAAAGGATTAGAAAAAAAAGGAATGAGCCGGCAGGATTTAGCCGATGAAATCAACACAACACATTCATCTGTTTGTAATTGGATTGCAGGGAAAATGGTTCCTAATATGATAACAGGATTGAGAGTGTGTAAAATGTTGGACATTGATGCAAATCAGATAATTCAGTAAATAAACCTAAACCAATAACCGACATATGAAAAAGAATTTGATTTTAACAGCAGTTTTTATCACGATTGGATCAATTGTATGTATTGCAATTAATCAGGTCAGAAAGCAAAGGAATGGTGGCAAAAAACAAGTAATTGCCAAACGTTCTGAATTTAGTCAGGCATTTATGATGGATACATATGAACCAATTGAGAATTTTGAAATGATTTATTTTGATGATCACCGGGGATTGGTTCAAATTAAAACAAAACGATAATGGAAAAAAAACAGACAGCAGTTTCGTGGCTAATATCACGATTAGCATTAGTTGATAATTCACCATTTCAGGCAATCGCATTTTACCACGATAATAAAGATTTGATTGAAAAAGCAAAAGAAATGGAGAAACAGCAAATTGCAAAAGCATATGCAAATGGTGTTGTTAATGAAATTAGTATATATAACACAATAACAGGTGAGGAATATTACAATGAAACCTATTTAAAATGAGAAACGAACACGAACACAGATTGCAAACGGTATTGGCCAAATATCTTGATTTGAACAATTACACGTTTTTTGCCATTCCAAACGGTGGATGGAGAAACAAAGCAGTTGCGGCCAAATTAAAGGCTGAGGGAGTCAAAGCCGGTGTGGCTGATTTACTGATCCTGTTGCCAAATCAAACGTTTCACGGCCTATTTGTTGAAGTCAAAATTGCAGGCAATTATCAACAGCCAAATCAAAAGGATTTCGAACAGAAAGCAAGGGATTGCGGATATGAATACATAATTGTCCGATCATTGGATGAGTTAATTGAGAAATTGAAATACTATGAGGCGCAAAAATTCGTGGAACAGGATAAAATGATGGCGGCATATCGGTCAGGATACATTGATGGAAAATTAGAAAATCAAACAACAATACGATGAGAGTATATAAATTCAAATATGACACGATTTTTGTATTATTCCCGACAATTACAATATATTGGGGATTTAATAAAAACATGATAACAATTGGCTTTTTATGGCTAAAATTTGGCATCAAAATAATTTTTTAAACCTATGAACATTAACAGACAAAAGGCCATTGATTGGGCCAACGAAAAAATTGCAGATCCAAATTTTAGTGAACAGCCAATCCGGGTGAACGCATGGGAACTGATTCACAATCCAAAATTGTTTCTTGAAACCTGTGTTGCCCGGCTTACATACGGATCCGAAAGGGAAAAACGTGTTGTTTATAATCGTGTTAGAAACCTAAAAATGTATTACAATGATATTTCAAGATGAAGATATATTTGTACACGGTGACATCAAATGTTCCGATGGCATAACACGTGATGAGGCAATTGAAATAATTGAGGAAATACAAGAAATTATGATATTCCACAAAATTATAAAACTTGATTTGTGCATTGATCCATACAAATTTCCACGTGAGTTGTTGGACATAGGCAAACCATAAAAATACAAGGCAATAAATGAC